CAGTTGGCGTTCCTAAATCATACGTGACATTTGCTGAAGGAACTACGTGCTGAACAGTTGTATTTCCTGTTACAACTAAACTTTCAAATGAAGCATTAGCCGATGTATTTAAATCCCATGCATAACCATTCCACTTCCAAGTCTTAGTGCCGACTGTATGTGTTTGATTTAATGTTGGTGATGATGGTAAATTAAGTGCCATGTTATGCGCCTCTAATCATACTGCCGCTGAAATATGAAATGGGAGAACCTGCTGTAGTATTTCTATTACCACCACTACTCTGTTGTATATAAACTTCAAAGTGGTCGGTAGACCCGTTAGCGTATGCTATGTCAGATACACTCATTGAATAGAAACTAGCACCTTGTTCTGTTCCAGATTGATTGTGGCCACGGGCATATTCTGAACCATTTTTGTAAAGAATAATCATAACTTCGCCGGTGCTGGATGTACCATCAATACGAATAGTAGCATTCAACTGATAATATCCTTCTATTGTGGGCGTAAATCGGCTACTTGCAAAATTGTCGTTGGTGTCAAAGTTTTCGGTACCAAATGTTACTTTTTGCTGACTACCTGATGTGATAGCCTGTCCAGTTGCTACATATGCTCTAAACGCAGGACCATTGACTGCTTGTTTACCACCAACAGAGATTGGACCAGGAACACTTAAACCACCAGCATTGGTTAAACTGAATAAATTAGCATCATAAGCACTATTGATAATCTCTAAATCACCAGTGCTATTCAAACGAAATGTTTTATTAGGATTAGTTGCATCACCAGAAGTGTTTGTGACTTTTAAGAAGTCTGCGTATCCAGTACCACCCTGTGTGTTAGCGGCATTGATTGTTATAGCAGAACCAGTTGCTGTGTCTGGAGTATAAGTTATATCAACTGTGCCTGGAAGTGTTGTGCTACCATCTGTATTAAATGTCCAATTTTTCGATACTCCTGCGGTATTTGTCCTAATTTGAACAGTTGTATGAGCGTATAACTCAGCAGTTACCAACCCCATAAACAATGCAGTAGAATCATCACTAGTGGTTGTTAGATATACGCTATTAGAACCGTAAGTAGTAAAGTCTAGTTTAGAATTTCCTAATCCAATAATTGGTCCTGCTACTGTTAAGTTACCATTTTCACTAAGACTAACTGTACTAGCACCGTTGACTAATTGACTGGTGCCAGTATTTGCTTTAGCGAATGCTGAGTTGGCAGTAGAGAATGCACTATTAGCAATTGAACGTGCCACGTTATCAGTACCAGCGGCACCACCAGTGTTGGCTTGTGCAAATGCTGATTGTGCAATACTTAATGCAGAGTTTGCTTGTGCATATGCAGGTTCAATAATAGACGATGCAGATACATTTTCAAATCGTGAGTTTGCTGAGTTATACTTTATTAAATTGTTATTTGCGATGTTAGTTATTTGAACATCGGACAAATTAGATAGTTTTGGACGAAATGTTGGACGAACTAAAATGTGTCCATCGCCACCAGCACGTTTTGTGACTGCGGCAACAATAATGTGTAAATTTGGTGCCTGAGGTTCAACTTTAGTTAATCCACCAATAACTGCGGGGTCAGCATAAAGAATGTCGCCAGCAGTATACGCAAGTGTGTTTAGTCCATTAATTTTACCAAATACTGTTACATATCCAAATTCATTAAGCGCAAAATTCTGAGTAGCAACACCAATGAACCATTCTGGAATATAGCCAGTAGCCGACATATTGTTTCGTAGACCAATGATATGTTCACCAGTAGCACCACCAAACATAACTGCTTCACCATCAGCAATTGCTTCGCCAGCTTTAATCTTAATGTATTGTTCTTGACCGACTTGTAGTGTAACACCATTCGCCATGCCAATGTCAACAGTTAAGTCTGCGGCATTCCATGCCATTTGTCCAGTTGTTACTGTGTTGGCTGATGTGAGATTGAATGCAAGTGTCGAGGTTGTCATACCTCGGGTTGTAGTATTACCTGCAATGGTTACTTGTTGTAACGTGCCAACACCACCTGATGGCACACTTTGTTCTACGAATTTAAACTTGCTTGTGCTTGCGTCATACGATAGAACATATCCATCTGTGATACTGTCTCTGTCAACGTCATCTAAGTAACGTAGATTTACTTCACCTGATCCAGTTGCTTTCCATGCATCGTTTGGACCACTCTTAAGTATAGCCGCATTGACTTTTGTTTTGAATGAGTTAACATCTCTCTGAACATTATCAATGAACTTCTGAAACTTTTCTTCAACGGGTTTTATGTCTCCGTCTTTACCATCTTTACCTGCAACACCTTGAATGCCTTGTGGTCCGATTTCACCTTGTGGTCCTGCTGGTCCGACTGGTCCTTGAATTCCCTGCTGTCCGTCTTTTCCTCGCTCACCGGTGTCACCCTTGGGACCTCGCTCACCTTGAAGACCCTGTCCTCCGGCTGGTCCAACGGGACCCATTGCGCCTGCTTGTCCATCTTTTCCGTCCAGACCATTTTTGCCATCTTCGCCCCTATCGCCTTTCAGCCCTTGAGGTCCACGCTCACCAGCAATGCCTTGAGGACCAATGTCGCCTTGTTCGCCTTTGTCGCCCTTTTCACCTTTTTCTCCACGCAGTCCATCAAGTCCCATATTACCTTGGGGACCAACTTCGCCTTTTTCTCCACGTTCGCCTTTGTCGCCTTTAGGACCTTGTGCGCCAGTTGCGCCAATGGGTCCACGTGGTCCAACAGGACCAGCAACTTGCTCAACGATTACCTCTGTAGTTTTCTTTTCTAAAAGAGACACTAACTCTGTTTTGAGTTTTTGTATCTCTTGTCTTGTATACGCTACAGATGTTGCAACAGAAACTGCTTCGCTGAGAGTGCCGCTAAGATTAGTTTCCTTCTTTGTCACCCTTGGCCTCTTCAACTAGTGTCCCAAAAAATGCAGTCATAGACTTAGCCAATTCTCTTTGGTCTGCGTCATCAATTATTCTAGTTTCAGTTTCTTCTTTCTTCACGCTAACAACAACTTGTTGTGGTGGAGGAGGCGGTGGTGGAGGAGGCGGCAAGTCTTCTTGAGACACTCCCTCTTCTTCCATTTTAGCTTTGTCTTCTTCCATCTCTTCATCCATTTGTTTAATATCGTCTTCACTCTGATGTAGAATGTTTGTTCTAATATAATTTATAGAGAAGTATTTTCCAACATATCCGTCAATGTCTGAAAGAATAGCTAAACGCTCTTTCATAATTTCGGTGTTCTTTAATTCTGCAAAGTGTGCGTCTGATTGATAGTCATAGCTGATTTCTTCTTTCATTTGTTCCCATTCTTTACGGGTACAAACACCTTTAAGAAGAAGCTGTGTCTCAAGCATCTTATCGAATAGAATAGAGAATCTTAAACGTAAACGTGCAATGAACTTACCAAACTTCAATTCATCTCTAGTGATTTCAGAAGCACGACCTAAAGAGAATCCTGTGTCAGCTTCTAAACGTGAAACTGGAACGTTCAATGACTTGAACATTTTCTTTTGAAAGTACAATACGTCATCAATCTCGCCAAGATTTTGTCCACCTGATAATGTAGTAATCTCTGTACCTTTGCCGCCTTCTCTACGTGGCAACCAAAAGTCTTCAAGCATTGTCTGATAACGTCTATCGTCACGAATCTCACCAGTGTTTGCATCATACACTAGTTTGTTTTTATACTTCTGCATGATTTCACGTAAGTATTGTTCTGCCTTCATCTTAGGCAAGTTACCTACGTCAATGTAAAAGATTCTACGTTCCGGTGCTCTTGAAATACGATAGATAACAGTCGCATCTTCAAGCATACGTAATTGATTGAGTGGCTTGATTGCTTTGTGTAGATGTGAAACAATAATCTTACCATCTTTGTCTGTGATGCCAGAGTTTGCATAGCAGACTGCATCTACTGCAATCTTAATACCTTGTGTGCCATCTCTAGAAAATCCTTTATCCGAGTACATAAAGTATTCGTGATATTTTTGTGTCGTATTTGCTATTCCTGGATTATTAGGTTGCTTCTTATCTTCACGAACTTTACGAATCTTACGTGGGTCAATGTAACGAACTTCTTTCAATCCTGCTCTAGGATTTTTATCGTCAATCAACATGTGATAGTACAAGCGCCCATCAACATACCATCTACGGAAAATATCGTAGCCTTGATTGTTAAAGTCGAGTAGTTTCATTACATAGTAAAACTCATCACGAATCATTTTCTTAATTGATTCGGGTTGTTGAAGTTTATCCAAAATGATTTGAACTGGATAATCACCATCTTCAAATACTAATGCTTCGTTAACAATGTCTTCAATTGCCGCATCGCATTCTGGCTGAAGTGCCATCTCACGATATTTTTTAATTAAGTCGGCATCGCTTCTAATTTGACCTTCAAGGTCCATGTATGTACCGTATACACCACCACCTGAAATTGATACTGCCGCATCATCATCGGTAGGTGTGACAAACGATTTTAACTGTTCTGATTCAACATCATCTTTACCAATCTTATATCCAAAAAGTTTTATCGCCATATTTGAGTCTCTCTAAAAAGAAATGGGGGCGTAATAGCCCCCATTATTGACAACTATTACGCAATTATTTATGTTGCGTAAAATTCATTATTTAAGTCTTTTTATGCAATACTTGCTGTTCCAGAGAGCGGAGTTGAAGCATCGGTACCAGCCGCTGAAGTGCCACCAACATCCAAATAGTGATATTGGAATGTAACAGTAAACTCTTGAACTGCATCTGTAGTGTCATAAGACAAGTCGATTGCAGAAACATCAGTTGGAAATGCATCATACAATTCATATGTTCTAGCAGTAGTACCATCTGGTCTTAACTGATTAACGACAATCGTGCAACGATATGAAGATGTGCTATCTCTTAATGAATTTTCACCATCAACATTAATGATGTTGTTCATCCAGTTGTCAAAAGACTTACGGATGTTCTGTGAGTCATCATTAACAAATGTTGCTGTCCAATCAGCATATGTTCTATCACCAGGAATTTTAATTCGTCTTCCTCTGAATGGAACTTCAATGATACCCAACGTAAATGCTGGGATCGCACCAGACTTACATAGAATGGTAAGATTATTTAAATCAACACCATCAATGCCTCCTATTTCATTTACTTTTATTTCAATTTTGAAAAGATTTGCTTTTGAACCACCATTTAGTTTTTGTCTAAATGTGTCAATACTGAAAAATTCGTTGATTGCCATTTTTATTCCTTATGTTGTAACAACAGTTGTTGGAAATGTAAAGTAGTCATACGACCAAGTTACAGTAAACTCTTCAAGAGTGTCTGTAGAGTCATAAGACAAATCAATAGTGCTAATATCACTAGGCCAACAGTTAACTAGAGTGTACGAATAAGTTACGTCACCTGCCTGATTAAGTTGTTCAACTAAAATAGTGGAGAAGTCTTGTGCATCTCCTCCAGTCAATGTTTTAGATGTTGTTGAGTTGTAGTCAGTAGTACCATATAATTTTTGTAAGTCTTCTAACGCTTCTCTGATTGTGTGATTAGAATCATTAATGACTGTTGTTGTCCAGTCAGCAAATGTTCTATCACCAGCCGCTTTGAATCGTCTACCGGCTGCAAATGGAACTTCAATAATACCTACTGTAGAACCAGGCAACTGAGCCGCCTTGCACAAGTAGGTAAAATCTTCATCTCTAGTTGTAGTTGAACTGTAAAATCCAGATAACGTAACTCTGAATAAATTTGAACGGGCGCCCGTATTAAGAACGTCCTTCAAATTCTGAATTGTTGTAATTGCCATATAATTCTCCTTGTTTATTCTCTATTATTTATGCGGCAATTTCAGCAAATGTAGCGGTACCTCTTACAGAGACAAAGTTAAGTTGAATGAAGTTAACAGAACGGATTGGTTGTACGAAAATATCGCAAACAAATTCGTTAGAATTTACTACATCTTCTGGATTGTTTGATGCGTCACAAACAACTCTGAATGCTGTAATACCTCTTCTAGACTGAACGCTTCTCAAGTAAGGAACAACTAGACTTACAAAACCACTTCTTGTTGTTTCATCATTTTGGTCAAACAATACATTGTCTGCGGCTTGTCCAATTGTCTTTTGCAATTCAATAAACAATCTACGAACGTTAACACGATTCATTGAAGTGTTTTTCAATGTAAATGTTTTGTCGCCAAATAAAACTGTACCTTGGCCAACTTGCGTGATAACTGGATTAATTGAGGCTTTGTACAATGTATCTCTGTCAGCTTGGTTTGGATTGTATGCCAAACGAACTAAGTTTTGAATACGACCATTGCTGAAACCTGCTGGAGATAACCATGGCTCACGATTCAAATCGTTACGTGCCATGCAACCTGCTGTGTCAGCATTCAATGGTACATAAACATATGCGTCATTGTATTTGTCGTACTGATATTTCCATCCGCTGTCTGCAACTGCATATGTAGAACGTGTAACTGTGTCTGCCCATGTAACGATTGAAGTCGCTTCAGAACCAGCATTGTTAACAACGTTTGCTCTCAATGGAGATACACAAACAACAACGTCTTTTCTAACTTCAGCAACGTCAGCAATAATTCTGTTTGCTACTGTAGCATTTGCTTGACCAGTTACAATGATAGATGCTGGCACTTCTTGTTTGTTTGCAAGCAAAACAAAAGATGTTGATCTATCGCCATCTGTCAATGCGTTACCATCAGAACCACCAGCCAAAGAATATGTCTTAGGTGTGCTTACTGCTGTGTAAGTTGTGCCAGCTAATGTGTTACCCCAATTAGAGCCAGCATTGTCGTGGGCAGCCCACCAAACATAATTAGAACGATCATTAATTATATCTTTGTAGTAGTTGCTACCACCAGCATCAGCTTTAGCATTTGAACCCTTAGAAAGATAACCAAATTTCTCTAAAACTGTATTTGCTGTACCTGTGATATCGCCTGTTCTGTCTTGAACAACAACGTGCAATTCATCACCAGATGCACCTAATGCGGCACCGTTTGTAGATGTTCCTGGTGCAGAATCAAACTCACTAAAGAATTCCCAACGGCGGGTTGCTGAAGCACCAGAAGCACCAGTTAAGTGTGCAGATTCTAATGTAAATGATGTTGCGTTAGCAATTGCAACAACTTTAGATGTACGACCACCCAATACAATGAAATCGCCAACTTGCATTTGTGTATTTGCAGCCGATCCAGAACCAGTAACTGTTGTAGAACCTGCTGATACAGTAAATGTTCCAGTTAATGCGCTAGTGTAGGCAGCCGAACTTGGGCAAACAGAAACTTTAAGTGCGTTTCCTAATGCGCCAGAATAACGAGCGGCCCAAGGACCAACGTTAAATGATGCTGTGTTAATGTATGCGTCATCGTTCTTAATAGATGTACCAGTACCTGCTGTGCCTGAACCAGTTGTTGCTTCTGCTGTAGCATTCAACGCTGTGTTTGCGCTACGAACAACGAAC